GGCTGGTCATCAATTCCTTTGTACGCTTTTTGATTTCCTTGCCGTCGCGGACGGTGAGCCGGGTCATGCCGCCGAAGTCAAAGCCTTTCAATCTGCCTTCAAGTTCCAGCTCTTTGTATTTGTCGAGGGTCAGCAGTTCCTGAACCACGGCCAGACCGTTACCGCCATTGTCCACGCCAATACCAGCCGGGGTGAAATAGCGTTCAAGCAGCGCTATGGTCTGGGCAATATGCGGATACGACACATGCTCCATATGAATCCGCAGGATAAGTTTCAGGAAACTGCGATCACCCACCTCGGCTTCCTGAAAAACAACCAGCTCGGTTGGGTCATTTGTATATCCAAGATCGCCACCGATCCAGAACAGCCCGGTGCGAGGAGTGAGGTTGAGCAGCAGTTCGAGCCGGTCATAGGCGGCTTCCTCCGTCTCACAATCGCGTAGCTCGGTATCGGTAATGGTGACCTTCTGATATTCCAGCAATTCCTGTCGGCAGAGATTGAACTGCTCGACATTGAACGTTCCATAGGAAGGCTTCCCGTGTTCTCCGGCAACCTCATGCTGCCAGCCGGAGGTGTCTTTGCCTCCATAAAATTCCAGCAGCTCTGATTCACGTTCGTCAGTCCAGAATGGATTGAACCAAGAGGCCCAGCGGAACACCTTGAACTGTTCCGACATGGTCAGTCGATAGTAAGTCGTGTTTCGCAGACCGTTGGGAGTGGAGTAGATTTTCAGGCGGCCACCTGTTTTCAGGCATTGCCTGAGCGCCTTCCATGCACGCTCGGAAAGCCACGCGCCTTCATCTACCCAGACTCGGTCCACATGAAGTGAGCGGAATGCATCGCCATACGCACCGGCCGGACGGAAATAGATCACCGAGCCATTGGTAAACTCCAGCCGGAAGTATGGCTTCCGGGTAATTTTAGGTTTGCCGTATTTCGAGAGAGCAATGCTGTTCATCAAATCTTCATTGTGGTCCAGCTGGTACTCTATTTCCTCGATAACTGTATCGAGATGTCCCTGATGAGGAGCAGCAATCAAACCCCTCCCACCTCGAGTCGTGAAGGCATAGTGCAGTGCATCTGTCGAAAGCACAATCGACTTGCCAACGTCACGACCATCGAGGTGGACAATGTTTTTATGGGAACACCTGAGGTCTTCCTTCTGGTGCCCCCAGTATGACCGTACCGAACCGTCCCGGTTGTAGAGATACGCCTGTCCCCACAAGACCGGGTCACGGAGTGTTTCAGCCAGCCTGCGCTCCTTATCAGAGACACCCATCAATTCATTCCTTTGCGGATGGCAACCCCAAGAACGGATGAGACTAGCTCTGTGAGGATCTGTTGAACCGCCAATGTGTTCGTCCTGTTGGCGACAGCTTCCTCGATATCCAGTATGGCCTGATCAAGTTCCTGCCATTCAATGTATTTTTGCTGAGCGGCTTCCATACGCTCGAAAGCGTCGTCTATGCGACCGGCCGCCAGTTCAGAGCCGATGTCGACCAATGCCTGACCTGCTTCCCGGATCGCTTCGCTGTTTTGTTCGAGTATTTCTTTCATTGTTCATTGTCCTCCGGATTTGTGTTCGCCCAGTTATCCAGTGAATCAATGGCTTTCTGCAGACGCAGCCCGATTCCGACCAAACGCTCCGCATCCGGGTGGTTGTATTCAACCAGAGCCTTATTTGCTTCCCGGACATATTCCGGGGTGTAGCGGTTCAGGGTGGATGTGGCCGACTGAATCTGCTCAGGCGGTCTGTACGTGGCGCAGCCAGCAACCATACCGGCCAGCGTCAATGGGATTACCCATTCGAGTGCTTTCTTTAACATGTTGCGCTCCTTTGATTTAGGGTTGTTTTATTAATGCAGAAAAATCTCTGCAAACACTTGATTTCCAAGAGGATATAAGCGTCATTGGACATGACGCGGGACGGTCCCGCAGAACCATAAACCGAAGCAGGAGACGACCCATGAAACAGGTAAAAAACAGTGACGACGCCAGAACCGCCTACAAAAAGCGCCAGGACAACATTGCTGAGTACATCCAGCGGATTCAGAAGAAGCTGGCCGCAGATGCCGGGCAGGCGAATATCAACTGGGCTCACGTGGGATCGCTCGGGCACGTCGAAGAGCTGCTCCAGCAGATCGATGAGTTTCTGGGTTAAGGAACCGGCTTCACAAACAAAGGAGTTAATGCCATGACAGAGATGACCATTCATGAAACCACTGCCGCCTTCATCAACCATCTTCGGGACAACGGCAAAAAGGAGCGCACGCTCTACACCTACCGGAAGGACCTCGACCTCATCGAGGGATACTTCGGCAAGAACAAGATGCTTCAGGAGTTGAGAATCACTCAGGTTGGGAAGTTCCTCAAATGCGATACGCTTCTGAAACTCGGAAATGGTAATGCCCGGGCCGAGAGAACCGTTGCCAAGACCATCCGGGTCTTTCGGATGATGCTTGTCTGGGCCAAGGAGTCCGGTTTTATCGATGAGCTCCCGCTGCCCAAAAGCACCCCGATGGGACACAGCAAGCAGACGGAGGTGACCGATGCCGAACAGCAGTGATCGACTGGAAGCGGCCATAGAGCGATTCTGTGCCCACTTGTCGGCCGAAAACAAAGCAGCAGGGACAGTGACCGCATACCGGCGGGATCTGCGACTGGTGGCCTGTGTGGCCGAATCCTTCCAGCTCGGACTCTGCTGCCAAGATGTGACACCCGGTCTGCTGGATCGGGCTCTATCCTCACCGCAGCTTTTGACCACGAACTCGGGAACAAGGTCACCGGCATCGATCCACCGTTTGAAAGCGGCGGTCCGTTCATTCTTTGCATGGACAACGGATGCCGGGCTTACATTTGAAAACCCGGCCCGATCCGTTCGCATGAAAAGGCTGGCGCAGAAGCCGCCGGTATTCCTGACGGCTTCTGAAAAGAAGGTACTGCTGAAAGAGGTGAAAAGTCGCGTGGGGTTTTCAGACATGAGGGATCGGGTAATGATCGAAGTCCTGCTCGGAACCGGCATCCGTATCGGTGAGCTGGAATCTCTGGACACGGATGATATTGACCTCGATGCCAAGCATCTGAGAGTCAGAGCCAAGGGGAATGTGGTGCAGGTCAAGTTCATAAAAACCGACCTCCGCATATTACTGAAAAGGTATCTGAAAGAACGATCCCGGCAAAGCACAGTACAATGCAGCCCACTGTTTCTTTCCAATAGAGGAACACGTCTTTGCCAGCGGCAGATTGCCAACCGGATAGCCTTGTGGCTGAAGAAGGCTGGTATTGAAAAGAACCTGACTCCGCATGGCCTGCGGCATACCTTTGCAACCCACCTTTACGGGGCCACCAGTGACCTGCTTGTCGTGCAGAGGGCGCTGGGGCACCGGGATATTTCAACGACTCAAATCTACACCCACCTTGTTGATGGGCAACTCGAGGATGCCCTTGAAAGGCTGTAACATCAGTGTTCACCCGAACATCCGGAGCGGCTCCTGCTGCTCCTTTTTCATTCTCGGGGCGCGTATTCGAATTGCTGTATATGGCGTTATGCGCACACAAGGCCATACAGTCCACTTTGGGATTTATTGCGTTATGTGCGCATAAGCCAATAAAGTTGATTTTCTTGTGTATGGTTTTATGCACACAGGATTTGAGGAAGCTGATGCTGAACCGATGGTTCATACCCGCCGTTCGAGAAATTTTATTTAACTGAAATTTCCGGGAACATGCCTTATCTGAAATTCCTGTCATCGAGAGCCTCCATAACTGCCTAATCCTTCGCACTCTTTCTTTTTGAGGCTCCGGTGTTATTTGAACTTTTTTTCGGCTTTTTCACGGAAGCGGTCCTCTGTGCGGCGGCCTCGCTCACTTTTTCGAGAAGAGCGGAGGCCCATTCAGCCGGTGAAGTCTGCGGACCTTTCGGCTCTTCACCCTCGCGGGAAATCTTGGTGGTCTTAAGATCCTTCATGTGGCAGCGGATCATCCGGTCGAGACTCTCGGCCGCCTGTGTGTTGCCTTCGACCTGTGCCCGGACCAGCTTCACCGAGTAGATGCCCACCAGCTCGACCTGCAGGAAGTCACTTGATTTGTTGAACTGGAAGTCCTCGTGCAGCTTTTCAATGATGCTGTCGAACATGACCTTTTCTTCCGGAGTCAGGCAGCGGTCGGCAAAGATTCCGTGTTTGAGGGTTTGAAGGTTGCCCTGCATGGATTCAGCTTTGTTTTTCATGGCCTCGGAGTGTTCGGTTTTACCCTCATTCCGATGCCATCGGTCCAAGCTGCTTTTGTCTGTTTTAGATACCGCCAAGGCTTATCTCCGGTTCTTCATTTTCGTTTTGCTAAGTCGGGGTTCGGGGCGGAAGGCAGATTTAGCCCGTTTTCCCGAACCACAAACCTTACATACCGGAAGAGTCCTCAACCTGTCGGGCGTCGGTTTCCTTTCTGTGGTCCGCGAGAATCTGATTGACCCTACGACGTGTGATACCGGCAAGGCTGGCAATTTCATCGGTTTCGATTCTCTGACTTTTAAGAGCAATGACCAGTTGTCTGCGTTCTTTGTAAAAGCTGCCCGGTGCGGGAATCCAAAGGATGCCGGAATGATGTTTCTGCACTTCCTTGAGAAGCTCTCTCGGGAGGATGTGTTCGGCATTGGCGTATTTCTTAATGCTCATGATTGTTCTCCACTTTCTTCAGCCACGGCTGCGGAACATCCGGGTTATGAAACCTGAGCGTGCTGGGACGCGGAGTTTCCGGGCTGTGGATAATTTCGATATTCTTTTCTGTTACGGCACCAATCTTTCGATCACCGCCGACAAAGCAGACCAGTCCGTAATCCTGACCGCAGGGGAACCGATATCGTCCCTGATTCTGGTAAAGCCTGGCTTCAGACCATTTCTTGGACATGGCTTCCTCCTTGATTGCATCAACTTTGGCCAATGCTTCCGCACTGACTTGCTCTATACAATTCCAAGCTTCTTCTGGCGGATAAATCCAGTTGTTCTTGGGAGGTTCTGCAGGTTTCTCAGGTTTTGCCGGAACATGGCGGGGAGCTGGGTAATTCTGCGGGCTAAGCTGGCGGGATGCCTGCTGAAGAGCTTCTTTGCCGAATTGTTGAACCGCGTATTCCTGAAGAGGATTGAACCTGCTTTTCAGGCCTTCCCATGTTGATTCGGGAAGTTTTCCGGCTTTGAAGGCGGACTGGGCTGCCAGCATGCGGGATCGGAGCCATGCGAAATACTCCGGCTCGAGACGTCGATAGATTTTGCCGTTGTATTCCACATCGCTGGCGGACGTAACAGCCCACTCGAATCGTGCGGTCTCCAGATCGGTGGATACGAAAAGATCGGGCTCCGGTGCGCTGCTGTCATTTTCAGTTGGCTGCGGAGCTTGTTGGGAAGGCTCACTCTCTGGGGAATCGAGATGCGTGAGCATGGTTTGTAAAAGGCTCATGGGTGACCTCCGGAATTTCGGGTTTATTTTTCTTCCCGTTACTTACCGGAGCCGGACCATGTGTGTCGGATGGTAGAAAGCGTAGAAAGTGGTTTCTACGTTCAGGGACCTTTCTACACCCCCTTTCTACATCTCTTAACAGTAGTAATAGCAGTTAGTTATATATGTTTTTGTAGAAAGTGTAGAAAGGTATAGGAATATTACTCACGCATAGCCCGATTTTTTTATGCATGCCATTCATCCAATAAATTGAAAAAATGAACAGTAAGGGGGAGTGACCTCTGAAATCTTTCTACACTTTCTACGCCCGCCACGTAACGCCATAAATAACAGTGAGTTGCGCTGTAGAAAGGTGCTCTCTGGACATTCTACATTGTAGAAAGGTCTTTCTACACCGGCGGCCTTTGTAACGATTTTACCAGCCAGTGGCTAATTTCTAATCGTATTACCGACTGGATAACTGTTTCGCCAGAATCTGCCGGGGATATAAACAAAAAGCCCGCAGAGATGAATCCACGGGCCTGACTGGGAATGATATGGAGGGTAGTCTATTCGACTGATTGAATGGTATAGAGCTTGGTTCCGTAGCGTTTCTGGCTGATGACGACATCAAATCCGGCTCCACGGATGGTTTCGAGGTCGTTGGCAAAACGCTGGGCAAACTGTCTTGATGAATCCATTTCAAAGCGCAGACCGAAATCTCTGGCCACACGCTTGAGCGCCACGAACAGCTCCCGGGACAAGACCTCCTTGAGGCAGCCGTCTTCTTCAGGCTGCACCTGATAGCGGGCAACGAACTCCTGAATGTGATCCACCCGGCGATCGTTGTACATATCTTTCCGGTCGGCCTCCACGGCTGTTCGCCATGCCTTGAACAATGTCGAGAGCGCCGTTGCGGTGTGATTGGAATCCCGTGCCGTTTCACGACTGGTCTGGTTGATGGTCTGGATCTGCTGTTTGAAGGCTGGAGCCAGAGTCGACATTCCCTGTTCGATCTGATCCTGAGATGATCCGGCCAGCAGCATCAGATACATCAGGCTGAGATATTCGTTGCAGCGCCGTTTGTCATGGTTGCCAAGGGCCTCATGCAGCAGCTTCATGGCCTGTGTTCGCATCCCGTCTTTCATCATGGCCAGCACCTCGCTGGTTCGTTTCATCAGAGCGGAAATGATCAGATCCCGGTTGCGCTGTATGGCGGCAATAACATCCGATTCAATGAAACAGTCGTTGCCCTGATTATCGATATCGAAATTGACAACAAAACTCCGGGACTGAATTTCGGAAAGCTCACCACATAAAGGCTCGATGCCGGTTGTGTTGAGCAGACACTTGGTCCGCTCGGTCACGGTTTCACTGTCCGTTCCGCTCTTGCGCTTCTCCTTAGCAATCCCGGTGATGCTGGTGAGCATGAAGGTCGTTAGCTCCTCGCTCATTTGCCGGACCTCGATGTTGTCGAGGGCAATAAGCGGGTTCTGGGAACCGTCGGTGTAGTTGGCAGCATCGGTGGCTTTCTTATGCTGAGGTTCTCCGTACAACAAAGCAGAAATGATTTTACTGGCCGTGGTCTTACCCGATCCGGCCGAACCTTCAAAACGGGTCATGGGTCTGGTTCCGGAGAAATCGATCAATAGGAAACATGTCAACCATGACAAAATAAGAAACCGGTCTCCCTGTGAGCAGGTCATATTATTAATCAAAAAATCAACCAGTAGTTTGTCAGCTTCCTCCGGAGAGGCATCTTTCAGGAATTTGAGTGGCTTCATCTTGCGGGAACCATCCAGAATGATCCCGTCAGCGTTTCCACCGTTCTTCAGAATCTCGATGCCGTCGGGTGTGATCCGGGCAATTTCATGGTCCTGATTGTTCAGGTTGAAGTAAACGGTGTAATTGGAAATATCTGTGTGCAGCCACGAGAAATGGTCACGGACCTGTCCGCGAATCATAGCCAGACTGGGTAACACCTCAAAAAAAGTGCGACCACCATTGGAAGTGGGAACCATGCCTGTATGCTTGTAGAGCATGGCTGCATACTGCCTTTTGCGCCCCCGATCGGGTGAATCCATCCAGTAAATGGAGTTGTCGAAATACATGAATGGCTCGCCGGTCTGGGTGTAAAAAAACTGGGCTCCGTTGGCCGAAAACCAGTCATAGGCAGCTTCGGCTGCAGCGGTGTAATCCGGTGCGCCATTTTCAATTTCTGTATCGATCAATACTTCATCGACGCGCCCACGGCATGAGCCCGGCGGTGATCCGCTGAGACGCTTGGCCTTCTTCTTTTCCTTTTTGGCATTGTCTCTTCGGTTCTGTTGAACAGAACGAACCTGTTCTTTCAGCGTCGCCATTGGAACTGATTTACCAAGGCGTTCCTGAACCAGTTTCAGCAGGCGACTTTGCTCCAGTGGTGAGTGGGCTGAAATTTCGGCCAGAACCGGCTCAAGCTGGCGATTTCTCTCTTCCTCTGGGGCATCCTCAGGCAGACTTTGAATGCCGAACTCCACCGGCGTAAAGGCCGCTGACAGCAGCTCCTGAAATTCGGCTTTGCCATTGCCCGATGCAAAGAAGTCGTTTACATCAATCTTGGCGTTGGCCAACAGCGTTTCGGCATCCCGGATTTCCTCGGCAGAATGGCCTTCGAGCAATTTGGCCAGCTCCCGGGGACCAACTGCCGCAGTCAGATTAAACCGTTCCTGAAGTTCATGACGTGCCTGCTGTTGGGGTTCATTCAGAGGAATGGTAACCAGTTTCGTATCAATCTTGTGTTCGGCCAGTGTTCGTGCAGTCTGTAAAGCTCCCTTGAGCCCGGCCTCCGAAATTTCATTGTCCTGACAGATGTAGACGGTTTTGAGGCCGCGCATCTTCGGGACCAGACGCTCCCAGTCTGCCGCTCTGATTCTTACCGTCACAGGTGAGAGCGCAGTAAAGTCCTGCTGCATCAGAGCGATGCAATCGGTCACGCCTTCGGTAATGATGATTTGATCGGGCTTACCCAGCAGGCAGTCCTCATTGAAGAGAACCGCATTGTTTATGAACCGGGCAATATAAGGACGCTGATGTTCATCGTGAACCGGAAGCTTTTTATACTTTCCCTGTTCCCAGTTTGCATCTGGTGTCCACGGTGTCTTTCGGCCGATCATGAACACAACACGCCCACGGCTCCAGTATGGAAAGATGATGCGCTTTTCAAAAAACGGATTCAATCCATCCTGACTGGTCGGGCGAAAGGCTCCCGTTGCTGAAAGTTCCCGTTTGCTGAATCCGTTATTTCCTGAGCGCAGGGCAGCAATGACACCGGACTCATTGTCGGCAAAACCAATCAACAGGTCGTCGATGGTCTCATCACTGATGGCGTACTTTTCTTTCAGCCAAGTCAGCGCTTCCTGATTTGCCTTGAGCCGCTGGTGATAGTAGCGGGCCAGCTCGGTCAGGGCATCTTTAACCCGGATCTCAAAGGAACGATCCTTTTCCGTCTGCTCCAAGCGCTCCTGCGTGAGGCCATAACGCGACAACGGCGGCATCCCGGCTTTTCCAGCAAGGAAGTCACGGGCCTGTCGATGGCTGTCGGGCATGGGACCGGATTGCCCGGCGGTAACCGTGCCCGATTGAACAAACTCGACCAGCTGCAGGACATCTCCGCCCACACCGCAGCCGAAGCAGTACCAGCCTTGTTTGTCGAGCATCACATGAAGTGAGCGATGGGACTGACTCTGATGGTGCGGGCAATCACATTGGAGCCGCTGCCGGGATTCCTGCGTGATTCTTCCGGCCAGAAGATCCCTTGCCACATCACCGATATCGAGCTCGGTTATCAGGCGGTAGTATTCTCTGACATTATCTGAACCGCCCATACTCATTGTGCCCCCGCGCAAGCTGACTGCTCTTCAGGACAATTCACATTGTTCAATAAAATGGAGAGGAACGTCTTGCGATCATCCACCTGACATTTCTTGGCGCAATTGCGGATACCCCATCGGTCGCCCAGCACAATCGCTGTCTTGCGGGCACGGGTCACGCCGGTGTACAGCAGATTACGATGATGCATAAAGGAATGAGCCTTATGGACCACCACAACAGCGCAGGGAAATTCCGATCCCTGCGTTTTGTGGATCGTCAGCGCATAGGCCAGCTGGATATCCTGAAGGTTCGGCGAACCTTTTTCAATCTCAACCGCCACACCCTCAAAATCAATCAGAAGCGTGCCGTTGGGCAGCACATCGACCACATGACCGATGCCACCGTTCATGACGTTCAGGTCATAGTTGTTGCGGGTCTGAATGACCTTGTCGTGTTTCAAAAATGGCGACCGACGGCCGGGTTGTGTTTCCGGAACACTCACATTCCAGAGACGCTTTTGGATAAGCCGCTGCAAATCTTCATTGAGTGATTTAGTTCCCAGCGACCCTTTGTGCGTCGGGGTCAACACCTGCACATCTTTGATCAGATCAAATCCAAGGGCATCGAGCCGCTTGTCAAAGAGGTCCAGCAGGAAGTTGCGGGCGGCACCCGGATCGGTGAACTGATCCGCCAGATACCAGTCCCGGCATCCCTGTGTGCTGGCCTCGCTGGTCTTTCTGACTTCTCCTTTGAGGATGGCGGTGCTGTTTTCCTTCAGCACACCAGCCTGCCTGACCACCTTGTCCAGAATGACAGTGGGAATGGCGTTCGAGTGAATCAGATCTCGAAGGATGTTTCCCGGTCCGACCGGCGGCAGCTGGTTGTGATCACCCACAATGACAATAGCCGTTCTGGCAAAGTCGACCGCATTGAAAAGGTGCCAAGCCAAGGGGACATCCACCATGGAAAATTCATCGATAATCAGAAAGTCGGCATCGATGGGATTATTGCTGTCACGTGAAAAGGACTTGCCATCATAGCCAAGCAAACGATGAATCGTGGTTCCGGTCCGACCGCTCACTTCCTCGAGTCGCTTGGCCGCTTTACCTGTCGGTGCGGATAGAACCACCTCCAGATCACATTCTTCACATACGGCATTGATGACCGATACGGTGTAACTCTTACCTGATCCGGCTCCACCAGATATCAGGCTGATGGAGTGCTGCAAAGAGCAGTGAACCGCTTCCAGCTGCTTTTCATTCAGGGTCTCCGCCTGGCGCAGAATCAGTTTCTGCAGGTTGTGGGCTGATTTGAAATGCGGATTCGGGGCATCTGCCTTGGTGAAAATGGCTGCGATGTCCTGTTCCATTTTCAGGATATCGGAAAGCGCCACCAGAAAGCGTCCTCCATGTGATTCACAGGAGAGCAGTCTTTCGCTGATCAGATTGTCCAGCGACGATTCGATACGAATGCGGCTGTCCAGATTATCCATCACCAGCAGCAGGTTGGCCTGATCTACAAGATCCTCGTATTCGACCCAGCAGTTTCCCTGATCCAGCGCCTCATGCATGCAATACTGAATACCGGCACGGATTCTTGGCGTGTGGTCTTTGGGCGTGCCCAGCTTGCGGGCAATCTTGTCGACTTTCTTGAAACCGAATCCCCGCAGTTCCCGAATGAGGATGTAGGGATCGGCTTTAAGAATCTCCAGGCAGCTCCCACCCAGTTTGTCGACCAGTGTGGTCACCTGATGATGGGTCAAACCAAAAGCGGAAAGCCAAGCCAGAACGGCATTGACACTGCGATTTTTGCACCATTCATCCTTCAAGCGTTTGGCGGCATCGAGGGAAATTCTGGCTTTTGATGCGATGAGCTCCGGTGATTCAATCAGAGTCTCCTCAAATGAATCACCGAACTCTTCGACTATAAGGCGGGCTTTGGCTGGACCAATCCCTTTGATGTCCGGGTGATTGGCCAGATAATGAATCAATCCTTCCGGGTTCAGATCAAGATCGTGCTCCATAGCATTGACCTTGAACTGACGACCGTATTTCGGATGGGTGGCCCACGTCCCCACAAGGACCACGGGCTGGTTTTCGCGGGCAAACAGGTTTCCGGCAAACTGTATCTCATCACCGGTGGAGGTGAGTAAACGGCCTGCGGAAAACTTTGGCCCGGCATAATAAACTTTCTCTATTCTTCCCCGGAGTTTTGCCGGGGAGTTTGATTTTCTTGGCATTGAGCGAACCTCCGGTGAAAGCGCATTAAAAACTCTTCAACAAACCGGCAGGCTGCCTGACGGTCTGAACAGAAATAAACGGGCACACCGAAGTCAATGATGATGGAGGCAATGGTTCCTATGAGGGCGTTTGGATGGGCGTCGCTTTGGTAGCAAGCACCGAGAACATCCCGGTAATTGGCTTCAACAACGACACAGGCCGCGTCATAATGCCGGAGCTTTTCCAGCTCCTTGTGAAAACGCTTTCGGCCTCGGATGACAGTGGAGACAAAATCCGCCATGGACTTCCTTTCCACCGCCACCCGGGTCTCGAATCCCTCGATGGAGTAATCTCCTGCCGGGAGGGCCTTACGGATTGATGCGACAGCTTCCGAGTCAAATCCGTAAGGCTCCTGTTCCCGGGTATCAACGACAACGGTAACCATGCCCATCCTCAAAACGGAATCATGTCGTCTACATCGTGACCGGCCGACGGTGCTGCGGCATCTTCATCCGAAAGCACAATCCGGCGGTTGAAGTAGATGTTCTCGAATTCGTTTTTCGTGCGCTTGGTCACCTCGAGCCCGACATCCAGAAGGGTTTCCAGTTTGCCCGGGAGGTCAGAAAGTTTGTCCATCTGAAGGCCGCAGGTATAGAGATCCTGCTTGAGCCATTTCACATTGTCCTTGCTGGCAATGACGTTGTTGCGCCAAAGCAGCCGACCTTTGTGTGTGGGTCCCAGAATCTTCAGCGCCCACTTGAGCATGGGGTTGCCGGAAGTTTCCGAGCGGGTCAGCTCCACGCGATCGACCTTGACCTGATACTTCCCGTCGGGAACAGCCTCAAAGTCCTTTTCTTCAACATCTGCAGTGACAAAATCATCGTCGAACTGCGCCAGATCCATGGTGTCGTCGTTATTCCAACTCATAGTTATTACTCCTTGTTTTGTGGTTTAGCCGTTGTGGCAGGCTCCGACTTTGTCCGGGCGGCACTCACCGCAGAACCGGTAGCCGTTTGATTGAAAGCTTTCAGAAAGGTCGGGAAATCCAGAGGGATCATCTCCGGAAGTCGGCCGGTTCGGTCTCCGGCGTCATAATTGGGGCTGGGCTTGGTGCGCATAACCCGCTGATACGTGGGCTTGCCGTCATCACCTGTTTTCATGTCCAGATCGCAGAACAGAATCAGGTCCACCAGACCTGTGACCAGCTTGCGTGCCTTATCCGGCAGAGTCGGCACGATGCGCGTGTGTTTTCCGGTACGTGTTTCGATGTCACGTTCGTGGGAATGGGAAATGAGGATCAGTCCGTAAGGCAGAAACGCCAGTTTGTTGAGAACACGCTGAAACTCATTGTTGATGAGGGCATAGCCTTTGCCGTAGCCAAGGTCGGACTCATGCTCAATCTTGAACTTCTTGCAGACATAATCCGCACACATGCGATAGGCGTTATCCACCGTATCGATGACAATGGTCTTGAAGTCGTGTTTGCCATCCGCAATCTCGGCGCACGCCTGCAGAAGGTCGTCCCAGCAGGTAATGGGCGCTTCGAACACTTCGAGGGCGTTCAGGCCCGGTTCCGTGGCGAGAAACAGGGCGTTCTCCGCATGGGAGCACCAAGTGCTTTTGCCAATTTTGCTCGGACCGTAAACCAGTGCGGTCAGGTCGTTCAGGGTTGCTTTCGGTTTGGTTTTGCTTTTTGGAAGCATGATTTATCTCCTTGTATGGTTTGGGTTAAAAAACAGGGGCAGCGTCTTCACTTGCTCCATCCCGCAGCTCTTCGTGCGGTAGCACCCGTTGGTAATGGTTTTCAATGACGTTGGGGTTCTCACCGCTTCGGCACAGCGGAAAGTAGGGACAGGCGCGTCCATACTGAAAACAGAAGGCCGTATTGCGGTAGAAAATGTTGCGGCGACGGGCATCCAGCATTGCTTTGGAAAGCTCCCAAAGCTCACTGCGGAGCTCGTCGAACTGGTCGCGGGAGATGTAGAGCAGTTCCCGGTGAAACATGCCCGGCTCGAGATATTTCTCTTTAAGGCGTTGCTGAAAGGATTCATCCGTCTCAGGCATCTTGCGCTTGGCACTGCTCTTGCCGGTTTTGGATTTTGCAATCAACTCGGCACGGCGGGTTTCAAATTCAGCTTCAGTTTCACCTTTGCTCTGGCGCAGTTTGGCCTTGACCAGCACGTTGTAGATGATGCCGGAGATACGGATGCCGAGGGTCTGTTCCAGATACCACGCATAAATGATGATCTGAAAATCAGTCCAAAGGCGCTCCAGATAACCGGCATCGATTTGTGAGGCGGTCTTATGTTCCAGAAGGAAATACTGCCCATCCTTCTTGACCAGGCCGTCCACCTTGCCAGCCAGCACGAAGCTTCTGGAAGCCGCATTGGTATCCGGGTTGATGATGGGGCCTTCAAAGGTCTTCTCCAGAGCGACCACATCAAAGTCCTCGACCGGATAATGCTCCACGTATGAACTCATCATTGCGGTGGCGAGATGCCAGTCGGCAAGCTGGTGATCATCCTGTGCCCGGTTGGCATAGACCTGATCGATGTGTTCGAGAACTTTTTCGAGGTCCCGCTGGCCATGCCAGATTTCAAGGCAGTCGTGAATGACCGATCCGAAAGCCAGGTTGTGATCCCGCTCCAGAGGAGCAAGGTCCCTCAGGTAGCGGTATTCACAAGCCTTGCGGCAGTTGCGGAAGAGCCGCCACATGGAATAAGTGGTGGTCATCATTTCGCTCATACCGTCACCTCCATTGCTGAAGGCGCTTTTGCATTACAGGCACATCCGCCACCGGCAGGTTCACGGTCGATCATTACTGCACGCTCGCCGTATTCCTTGGTGGCGAAGCCGGTAAAAATGCTCGCCAGATCACAGCCGACCTTGGTCGCTGCATCGATAAAGCAGGTGCGATTCTGTTTATCCAGATTGAAGCGGGATTCCATCCTCACTCTGGAGTGTCCATAGATGCTTTCCACAGCCAGCAACGCCAGCATGAAAGTGTCTTCCAAGTCCTGAGCCGGGACCGACTGATCAAAGCGATACTTGTAAGTTTCCATTATTAATCTCCTGTTGTTTCTCAGGTTTTCTGTTTACAGAGGCCCCGGTTGTCCGCTTCATGCGGCACGATGCTTACTTACCGGAACCCCGGGCGATGCGTCGGTCGATCAGAGGTATTCTTCCAATCCGCCGTCCCGGAATGCGTCCCTCAGCTTGGTCAATTGTCCGTAGAGGGTGCTGCGCGGAACGCCCATCTCCCTTGCGATTTCAGCCATGTTGCTCGATTGCAGTTTTTCGCAGAGCTCCTGCAGATCTACAGGTAGTGCGGCAATGACCCGCTCGACATCGAAGCGGATATCGTTTTGCCGTTGCTCGATGGTTTCCTTGCCGTGGTGTCCCATCTGTCCCTCACTGGAAACCTGCTCGATGCGCTCTGCCGAATCATTGTCACCGCCCGGAATGGGGTCGTTGAGAGTGTTGAAGCATTTGCGCCAGTCTCTGCATTGAGCGAAGCGAGCTTCAAGAATGGTTGAAATCCGCCGCTCCACGATGCGAGTCATGAAGGTTGTTTTCTTCCCCTTGGCAGGGTTGAAGTGCTTCATTCTGCCCAACAGGTCGACCATCAGTTCCTGCTCAAGATCCTGCCGATCGTCTTCTGTCAGTCCGGCTTTACCCACCAGTTGTCTTGCCTTGTGCCGAATAAGGTCTGCGGCATAACCATCGATGCCATCATAGGAATTTCGATAAAACATTTGGTCCTCCTCGGAGCGAGGAGGAGCACCGCGTGGGTGTCGGCACGGGCC